GATTAACGCAGGACAACCAGAGCGTATGTCTGACGAAGACTGGGCTGACACTGTTGCTCGTAACAAAGAGCACCTCAAGATCATGCTGGCTAAAGACTTCTGGACTACAGAAAATCTAGCGCCATTGCAAGCCGCATCAGCATAACGGGAAGCCACCACCCGACCTTGGTGGCGCATTAAAGGAAACATCATGGGAAAAAATGAAAAGACCCCTGTGACAATCGATGGCGTTGAGCACCAGTTTGAAGACCTGACACCCCAGCAGCAAGCGCTGTTGAACCATGTCGCAGATTTAGATCGCAAACTTGACTCAGCGCGTTTCAATGTAGATCAGCTCCAAGTAGGCCGCAATGCCTTCTTTGAGTTACTGAAGCAAGCGTTAGCGCAGCCTCCCGAGGCCGTGTCTGACGTAGAGCCTAAGTAAGCTAGAGGGCGGTGGTGCCCGCTTTTGAGGTCACGGTTTGTATTTAGAAGTTGTTTAACCATGATTGATCCAATCACCGCCCTAGCCGGTATTCAGTCCGCAGTAAAACTGATTAAGCAGGCTTCCAAGACCGTGGACGATGTGGCCTCGCTTGGGCCGATGCTGGGTAAGTATTTTGATGCCAAGTCCAACGCTTCTAAAGCTGTTGTAGAGTCTAAGAAAAAGGGTGGTTCCTCTATGGGGACTGCGCTTCAGATTGAAATGGCGCTTGACCAAGCCAAGACGTTTGAGGCTGACTTGCAGATACTGTTCATGCAAGCGGGCAAGATTGATGTGTGGAACAAGATTAAAGCCAGAGCGCAGGCAATGGATGTGGAAGATGCACACACCGCCAGACGCGAGAGGGAAGAAGAGAAGAAGCGTAAACAGAAAGAGCAGGAGCAATTAGAGTTTGGCCTGATGCTGGGTGGCCTTGCGATCCTGTTGTTTATGTTGTACGTTGGAGTCTACGAGGTCATGGAGCACTGCGCTAAAGTGAGGTGCGGGCGGTGAATGAGTACCAAAAAGCCGCTGACATGAGCTTCAAGATTATTGGTGCTTGGTGGGGTGCAAATCTGTTTTTAGACTTCATCAAGATATTGCCGAATTTCATTTCGGACAAGATTGTGAATAAAGTTCTTGGAATGGTTGGACTATGAGTGAAGAAAAGCCAGCAGACGTATTGAGTAAGGTGCTGTCCTACGTAGACAGTCCGTTTAAACTGTTTGCGCTGATACTCATGGCGATGTTTGCTTTCTCTGGATACTTTGTCTGGCAGAACCAAGCCTTTTTGTTTGAGGCGTACAAAGAGAATAAGAAGCTACCAACGATTGCAGAGGACAGAGCGGAAGATGTTGCAGCGCATTTGTTCAAGAACACCAATGCGGCGGTGGTGGCGATATTCAAAGTCAACCCTTTGTTTGGCACAAGGGTGTTGCACCGTGCGTATACCCGCGAGGGCAGGGACAGAACCCATGAAGGTTTAGACGTAGGGTTGTTTACTCAGAGTTCAGCCAACAACCGTGATGTGGTTGCGTTGATGGCCAATGAGATTCCTTGCAGTGAATACAATGTGCCTCAAAGTGAGATTGGTCTTTGGTATATTGACAAGGGCGTAAGATTTGGATGCCGTGTAAGTGTCCCGCCAGAGCAGGGCAGGTTTGTTGGACAGATTACTGTCGGGTGGGAAAAAGAACCAAAAGATGTACACAAAGAAATGAGCATGTTATTGATTGCCAGTACTATGCTCAGTAAAAGTAAACAGTAAAGGACTATTATGCTGACACTACTCTCCACGCTAATTTCGTTTTTGATGGGTGGTTTGCCCAAGATTCTAGAATTCTTCCAAGACCGAGCGGATAAAAAGCACGAGTTAAATCTTGCCCAGATGCAGATCACCCGCGAGCTTGAACTGCGTAAAGCGGGCTTTGAGGCTCAGGAACGTATTGAACACATCAAGTCAGAACAGCTTGCCACAGAGAGCGCGGCCAATACCCAGCAGGTTCTGATTGGTGCACAGCAGGCAGAAATGCAAGCTGTCTACGCCCACGATATGAGTTTAAACGAGGGTACATCCACATGGATGAAGAACCTTCGCGCTTCTGTTCGCCCCGTCATTACCTACGGCTTCTTCTTCCTGCTGTTGTTTATTGACATCGGCCTGTTTGCCTACGGCTGGAGCCGTGGTGTACCGTTTACTGAGTTGGCCGAGATGCTGTGGGACTCTGATACCCAAGCATTGTTTGCTTCTATTATTGCTTTCCACTTTGGTGGCCGGGCGTTTGGGAAATGAAAATCTCAGACAAGTGTTTACACATGATCCGCCACCATGAGGGCGTGAGGGTAAACCCGTATAAATGTCCAGCAAAGCTTTGGACAATCGGGGTCGGCCATGTCATGTTCCCAGAGCAGGGAAAGCTCAAGATAGACCAGCGGGATGCGTTTACACCACCCGCAGAAGCCATGCGTAAATATTCAATGGAGGAAGTAGATGCAATACTTAGGGCAGATCTTGCTCGCTTTGAGAAAGGCGTGGCTACTTATTGTCCTGTGCCTCTTACTCAAGGACAGTTTGATGCGTTGGTATCATTTTCCTTCAATGTGGGGCTAGGCACATTACAGCGTTCAACTCTGCGTCAGAAGGTATTGCGTGGTGATATGGAAGGCGCGTCAGAAGAACTCTTGAAGTATTGCATGGCGGGGGGTAAAATTCTCAAAGGGCTGCAGAAGCGTCGTATTGACGAACGGGCCGTGTTTCTATCCTAGGATTGCCGATGCCACTACAAAAAATCCTGTTTAAGCCGGGCGTCAACCGGGAGAACACACGTTACACCACCGAGGGCGGCTGGTATGAGTGCGACAAAGTCCGGTTCCGTCAAGGCACGCCAGAGAAAATTGGTGGCTGGCAACGCATCTCTGCAACCACCTTTTTAGGTGTATGCCGTTCGCTTTGGAACTGGGTGACGCTGGGTAGCCAGAACCTGATAGGTGTTGGCACACACCTTAAGTTTTACATCGAGAACGGTGGCGCATATAACGACATCACCCCCTTGCGCAAACCGGCTGCAACGCTTGGCAACAATCCATTTTCTACCACATCAGGCTCAACCACAGTAGTTGTGACGGATGCTACGGGAGGGTTTGCCAACGGCGCTTTTGTGACTTTTAGTGGTGCTACTGCAGTGGGCGGTTTGACCCTTAATGGCGAATTTCAACTTACAACGATTGGCGTAAGTGCTACTACCTACAGCATCACGGCGTCTTCTGCAGCTTCTTCCACCGCTACGGGCGGCGGGGCGTCTGTTTTAGCGGCATATCAAATCAATCCCGGCCCTGAGTATGCAATGCCTTTAGTGGGTTGGGGCGCTGGTTCTTGGGGCTCAGGCACATGGGGTCTTGGTTTCACCTCTGTAGATGCATTGCGTATCTGGAACCAGAATAACTTTGGTCAAAACTTAATCTTTGGCCCGCGGGGCGAGGGCCTTTACTATTGGGATGCCAGCACCAGCTTGACAACCCGTGGCGTACTGGTGTCTTCACTTGCTGGCGCATCTGATGTGCCGCTGTATCAAAACTTTTTATTGGTATCAGACATCAGCCGTTTTGTAATTGTCTTTGGCACAAACGACATTACAGATTCAATTCTTGATCCGATGCTTATTCGTTGGTCTGATCAAGAAGATCCGGTGCAGTGGACCCCGGCTCCTACAAACCAAGCAGGCAGCCTTCGCTTGTCTCACGGCTCACAGATCGTGACGGCTGTTCAGACACGTCAGGAGATTGTGGTCTTCACTGACTCCAGTGTGTATTCGCTGCAGTATTTAGGTCCTCCTTTTATTTGGGGATCTCAGCTCTTGGGCGACAACATTTCCATCATGGGCCCGAATGCAGTAACTTCTGCCTCTGGTATCGTTTACTGGATGGGCATTGACAAGTTTTACTCGTACGATGGCCGCATTCAAACGCTCAATTGCGACCTGCGCCGGTTTGTGTTTCAAGATCTTAATAAGGCTCAAGCAGAGCAGATTGTTGCAGGCACTAATGAGGGTTTTAACGAAGTCTGGTGGTTCTACTGCTCTGCTAACAGCGTAGAGATTGACAAGTATGTGGTATTTAATTACTTAGAAAATATTTGGTATTACGGCACAATGAAGCGCACAGCGTGGCTTGATTCGGGCTTGTCGGATTACCCAATTGCGGCCACATACGAAAAGAATCTTGTCAATCACGAGCAGGGAATCAACAACAATGAAACGGGCACCGAGCTACCAATCGAGGCATACATTTCATCGTCTGAGTTTGACATCAATGATGGTCACAACTTTGGTTTTGTTTGGCGGATATTGCCTGATTTGACGTTTGAGAATTCTGCGAATTCACCCGCAGGCGCTGTGCCTACTGTGACAATGGACCTGTATGGCTTAAGCAATTCGGGCTCTGGCGTAACAAGCAGCGCGGGCCAATCGGTTCTTAAGGGATCCAGTTATGTGATCACTGAAGAGTTCACGGGACAGATTTACACGCGAGTGCGTGGTCGTCAGATGATTTTTAAGATCAGCTCTAACCAACTCAATACAACGTGGCAGATCGGTGCGCCTCGTATCGACATTCGCGCAGACGGTAGAAGATAAATGTCTGGCGGTCGCATCATTAACCCCGCAGTTCCCAACTTACCACTGGGTACGCAAGAATACGAGCGTCGATATCAGGATCAGTTTACCAACGTCTTGCGTCTGTACTTTAACCAGTTGCGCAATGCTATAAGTGAACTGTTTAGTAGTGATGGGGGTAAGTACATATCGTTTCCATATGGGGCGTTTTCTGACTTTACAGACCAAACAACCACAATCAACACGGCAACCCTGATGGCACTGTCTGTAACGGACTTTTCCAATGGAGTAACGTTAACTACTGGATCAAAAATAACGGTAGCTAATCCGGGCATATACAACTTGCAGTTTAGCGCGCAGCTTCAAAATTTAGATAACGCCCCACAAGACGTGTTTATTTGGTTAAAGCAAAATGGAGTAGATATTGTTGGCTCGACTGGTTTGGTTGGAATGCCGGCAAGAAAAAGTGCTGGCGTTCCTTTTCACGACATCAAGGGCTGGAATTACTATTTGTCAATGAATGCCGGGGATTACATCCAGATTTACTGGTCAACCACTAATGTAGACGTGACAATTCAAACTTACGCGGCATCTGGAACACCCACAAAACCGTCAACCGCTTCTGTTGTAGCCACACTTTCATTTGTGTCTGCGCTTCCAACCTAATACAATCAAACAAACATTTTCCTCTAAGGAATTAACATGGCCACAGCACCTCAAGCAGCAATGGAAATGCCACAACAAGGCGCAAATCCATACGAAGATCCAAATACGATGGCCATCTATGACCAGATGCGCCAGTCGATGTCGCCTAAAGAATTTGGGGATGAGCTTTTGGCAGGAGCCTCGCAAGTTGACCCGCAGGCCATGGCCCAGTTTAGAGAGGAATTGAGCCAGATTGATCTGTCGCCAGAAGAGCTTGACGCGCTCAACGACATGGTTGATGAGGTGATTGCTAGTCCTGAGCAGTATGCTGCGCTTCGGGAAAAGTACTTAAAGATGGGTATGCCAGAGGAGTTGTTGCCAGAGCAGTTTGATGGCCAATTCTTTGCTGCCTTGAACATGGCAATAGATCAATTGATTGCGGAGCCTGCGGGCGTTCAAGCTTTTGCCAAAGGCGGTATTGCTGAACTTAAGCCCATTGCCAAAACAATTGCCAGTTATGGCCGTAATGGCGACACCATGCTGGCACACATCACCCCTGCCGAAGCACGCATGCTGCGCCGCCGTGGTGGCTCGGGCACCACCAACCCTGCCACTGGGCTACCTGAGTTTTTCTTGAAGAAGGCTTTTAAGAGCCTTGGTAAGGCAGTTAAAGGTTTTGTCAACAGTACCGTGGGCAAGATTGTCACGACTGTTGCCCTTGGTTTCTTCTTAGGCCCTGCTGCTGCAAGTATGTTGGGCGCTACGTCTACTGCAGCCGTAGCCGCGGTCAGCGGTTTTGTAGGCTCGGCAGGCTCCACGCTTCTTGGTGGTGGCAACCTGAAAGACGCTTTGAAAGCCGGTGCTGTTGGCGGTTTGACTGCTGGCGCTGGTGCAGGGATCATGGGTGGATCAGAGGCTTTTGCTTCAGGCAGTTATACCGGCCCAACTACCATCAGTGGTCAGTATGACAGGCTTATGGGCACTCCTGCTGCCCCTGCCGCTCCTACTGGTCCTGCTATTTCTCAAACAGGACAGGTAGCGAACATGGCGCCTAATCCTGCGGACGCCACTCAGTTTGAGGGGTCCTTGGCAAAAGCTTCTGCCCCCACTAGTTCGTCGTTCATGGACACAGCAAAGGATTTCTACGACAACAAGTTATTCCCCTCTGATATTCAAAAGGGAGCTCTTCCAAATGCGCAGGCCGCTGCGAATGCGGCAGTAGAAGCACAAAGCAAAATTCTCCCTGCAAGTATTACAGGCGAAGCACGTTCTGCTTTGTTAAAAAATACGTATGACAGTGCACTTAAAGCAGCGATGCCCGGAGTCCTTAGTACTTACGGCCCGATTACCGCGGCAGGTATTGGCGCTATTGGTGCGTTTGGTGGATTTGAAGCCAAGGACGCTGAGGCATCTAAGATTAAGCCTGAGTTGTTGAAGTCTGCCACTGATCGTATTGCAGAAAAGGGCAAGCAAAAAGAATATTATGTTCAAAACCTGCCCGGTGTGAAATACGACGAGTTTGGCGCGCCTATTTACGGTCAATACAATCCGTTGCCCACGGCTCCCGCATCAACTACCCCAACAAGTAATTTTGATCTACCCCGCACGATTGGTGGGATTGGTTCTTTGTACACGCCTCCTTCCGGCACAATGGGCACACAACAACCAATTGCACAGCCTTACAACACTGCATCGATGTACACAAATCTGATGCCACCGCCTCCTCCTAAATATGCCGAGGGAGGCGATGTTAAGCCCTCTGCCGAGAGTGCTGCCATGATAGATGCGCAGCGGGCCGCCATGATTGCTCAGGCGCAAGCGCTTGGGCAAACTGGTTATACCCCTACAAACCCCGGAAGCTATGGGGTAGAGCGGGGCTCGTATACGCCATCCACGGGATTTGCAGAATTTACGCAACAATATATGCGTAACAACCCTGCACCGGTGACGCGTGCTTCGACCACAACATCAACCCCAACATCAGCCCCAGTCTCGCCTGCACCAACAGACAGCACGGGCACCGCTGCCCCAACCGTAGCCGCAACCTCCGCCCCGACTACGATAATCGATTACGCTCAACAGCAGTTGGACGACAACTATCTGTCTAGGATAAACCCTGTTCAGCCTCCAGTGGATAACTTTCAAACATCGATAGATAATTTGCAGACTTCGATGGGTGGCTACCAGCCTCCGATGGATAACTTCCAGACTTCAATGGATAACTTCCAGACTTCGGTGGGGGGTTACCAGCCTCCGATGGAGACCTTCCAGCCTATGGCAGCTGCCTCTCAGCCCGCGATAAATACTTATCAGCCTACATATCAAGAGCCTTCATATCAAGAGCCTTCATATCAAGCGCCTACTGTTTATGATTACGCTGGTTTAAATACTGGCGGAGGCGGAGGTCCTCTCCAAGACTCTTATAGTCCTTTTGGGGAATCTAGTCTTAACAATGATTTTATGCAGTCGTCATTTAACGCCGGAGGTATTGCTTCTTTGCGCTCGGGGGGTTATCCTCGACGTACCGGTCAAATATCTGGCCCGGGGACCGCGACCTCTGATTCAATCCCTGCAATGCTGTCTGACGGCGAATTCGTAATGACTGCCAAAGCCGTCCGCGGCGCAGGCAAAGGCGATAGACGCGCAGGCGCAAAACGCATGTATGCGCTAATGAATCAACTTGAACAAAACGCAGCACGGGGATAAAGATGGCAACTACCGTCCAAGAACAGATAAGCCGGGAAGCACCGGACATTGAGGAACGTAAAGTTGCCTTAATGGCAGCGGCAAAAGCGCAGGTAGACGCAGCTAACGCTGCCGCCGCGCAAGGCAGATACCTCACCCCTGACTACAAAGTACAGGGGATGACTCGCGACCAGTTGGATGCGCTCCAACTGGGCCGTCAAGGCATTGGTGCATACCAGCCGTATATGACTGCCGCGGCACAGGGCACTGCAGCCGGCGCCAGAACATTAGGTGAAGCAGCCGATGTGTTGCGCGGTGCAGATACCCGTGCTCAGTTTGGCGCGGCCCAAGCAGCGATGAATAAGGCTGCCGTTCCTATCGATCAAATGACAGCGGCTGCGAATTTGACCAGCCAAGGTGTTCCTTTGATTCAGCAGGGCGCTCAGGGCATGGCAAATGCCCAGAATTTGGCGCTTGCTTCTACCAACCAGCCCGGTTTCCAACAAGGTATTGGCGCGTTGTACGGCGCGGCAGATGCTGCAAGATCCGCTGCTAGATTAGGCCCTGCACCGACTGCACAGGCCGCTCAGTTCCAAGGCCCTCAAAACGTTAATGCACAGAATGTCAATGCGCAGGGGATCATGGCCGCGCAGACCGGATATAACCCTAATCTGCAAGCTTTCCAAATGGGCCCCGCAGAGCGTGTTCAAGCGCAATCGATTACTGCACCGGGCACCGCGCAGCAATACATGTCCCCCTATCAACAGGCGGTGACTGATATTGGTGTTCGTGAAGCACAGCGCCAAGACGATATTGCACGTCAAGGCCGTAATGCTGCTGCTGTTAGATCGGGCGCGTTTGGCGGTTCCCGCCAAGCGATTATGGAATCAGAAGCTGCACGTAATTTGGCACAGCTTAAAGCCGACATCCAGAACAAAGGTTCTCAAGAGGCCTACATGTCGGGCCAGCAGCAGTTCAACGCCGAGCAACAAGCGCGGCTCGCGGCCCAGCAAGCAAATCAGCAGGCAGGTCTTACTGTGGGTCAACAGAACCTTGCTGCTCTGCAAAATACACAGCAGTTGGGCACACAGACTGGGCTGCAGACTTCTTTGGCAAACCTGTCAAGTCAGCAGCAAGCCAACGTTCAAAATGCAGCAAACGCTTTGCAGGCGCAGGGCATGAATCAACAAGCGGCCATGCAAGCCGCTTTGGCAAATCAGCAGGTTGGTTACAACACCAATATGCAGAATGCGCAGATGCAGCAGCAAGCAAATCTTGCTAATCAAGCGCTACAAGGCCAGTATGGATTGTCGGGTGCACAGTTTGGTTTGCAAGCCGCTCAGCAACAAGCTGCCGCAGGCACTGGCCAGATTGGCGCTACTGCTCAGCAGGCAGGTCTTCAGCAAAACGCTGCAAATATGTACGGCAACTTGGCGGGCCAACAAGCCGGTCTTGCAAGTATGTATGGCAACTTGGGCGCACAGCAGGCCGGTATTTTGGGTCAGCAGTCACAACTCAACCAATCTCTTGGTCAGGGTATCGGCAGCTTGGCTTCTCAGCAGTTTGGTGTGGGCCAAAGCATATCGCAAGGACTGGGTGCTCTGGGCACACAACAGTCCAACGTTGGTATGCAACAGGCCGCTTTGGGTCAAAACGCACAAGCGTTGGGTCAGCAAGACACTAATATGCTGTTCAACCTTGGCTCAGCGCAGCAGAGACAGCAGCAGTCCGAGATTGATGCCGCTCGTCAGAATGAGTTGACAAAGAACATGCAGCCATATCAGCAGATGGGCTACTTGTCCGACATTTACAGAGGCGCACCAACCTCACAGATGGCGGTCACGACACAGAGTCAGCCCACGCCGAGCCCATTCATGCAAGCCGCAGGTTTGACTTTGGCAGGCGTTACAGGCACCGCCGCTGCCAAACAAGCCGGAATTATTTAAGGACGCACCATGAAGAATGAGATTTTAAAGCGTGCTATGTTTGCGATGCCCTTGACAAAGGATTCTCGCAATTCTGGAATCATGGCAGGGTTTGAAGATGAGATGCCCGAGGCTCCTGAAGACAATGTCGAGGAAATGCCTCAAATGGCCCGCACACCACAGAATCCTGAGATCCTGATGAATACTCTGCGCGGAGACATGCGCTCTGTTGATGCTCGTTATCAGGAATTGGCTCAGTTGGTTGGTGAAGAAGCCGCCATGGAAACGCCTCCTGAAGTATTGGCCATGTTGATGGGCCAGATGGGCATGCAACAACAGCAGCAGCAAGGCGGTATTGGCTCACTGCCGCAGGGTCAACAGATGGCTCCACCTTCTATGGGAATGCCACCAGAAGGCGGTATGCCTCCACAAGAGGGAATGCCTCCTCCCGGAATGGAGGGCGCCGGCCCTTTTCCACAGGGCGGGGCTGAGCAGGCTCCGCCCACCCCTGATGGCATGCCTCCGATGAAGGCCGCTGTTGGCGCGTTTGTTACGCCGTTCACACGTGCTGCTCAGTTCATGGGCGAAAGAGCCGCTCAATACGGCCCTGCATTGAATCAATATCTGGGCAACTTGACCATGCGCGCTCAGCCTACTGTGCAGCGGCTCACTGGTGGTAATCCTGCGATGCCTTTAACTGTGCAAGGACGAGAGACCTTGGTCCAAGGGCCTGCTGGCACGATTGTTCAAGGCGCAGGCACACAACTCGCTCCTTATACAACGATGGGTCCTTTGATGAGCCCTACGTTCACTGAGGGCTTGAGGATGGGTGTGCAGCGTACTGCACAGGAGTACCCACGTGTAGCAGAAGCTCTGTCCCGCATCTCTCCTGCTTTGGCTCTTACAACAGGCGCCTTGTCTGCAACGCCTTTCATGAAAGATTCCAGCACGCCAATGAGTGCTGAGCAGCAGGCTTCTTACGATGACAAAATGGCGCAACTGTCGGCTATTGACAGAATGCCTTCGCCTTCTCGTACTGCACAGGCCGCTCCTCCTGTGGCCCCCGCTAAAAATATTGCTACAACGGAAGCAGAACAAGCGGCAATTGATGATCGACAATTAGCTGCAGCGGATAGCGCAAATGCCGATCCTTTAGGTGTTTTTATTGATCAAAAAATGAAGCTCTTTAATGAGCGTGAGGCTAAGGGTTCTGTCAAAGAAAAGACCCGTGCAGCGCGAATCAAGGAAGGCTACACAGAACTTGCGCCGCTGTTCCAAGAGATCTTGGGCAGTGACAAAGAAGACATGAAGACCAATGCATTGCTGCTTTTGGCGGATGCAGGTTTGAGGATTGCTTCTTCTCGTCAGCCTACTGCTGCAATGGGGATTGCAGAAGGCTTGAGTAACGTTCCACGTGGCTTCATGGCGCTTGCTGCACAGGCCAAGGACCGAGACCTCAAGATCAAGTCTACTGCCTTGTCACAGGCGTTCAGCGATGTTCAAGAGCAGGACAAGTATGCTCAGCAGATCAAGATGAAAGTGCTCGACGGCGACTTCCGTTTGTTGTTGGAACAGATCAAGAACGGTTCAGGAAATCTCATCAGCAAAGATGGCGGCGGAGGCTTGCGTATTGCTGAGACAAAGAATGGCAGTTTTATTGATGCCAAGATTGATCCAACAGACCCAACTGTGCAAACGGCGGTTCGTAGTCGCTTCACGTTGCGCGACACCGATAATCCGTTTGTTGAGAACCGAGGAGAAGCTCCAACGGCGATGGAAACAGACAAAGGAGAGCGTGTCAAACTCACTTCTACGCTGCGTTCGTTGGACAACAGCTTGTCTACCTTGGACAACCTCAAGGGCACTTATACAAACCTGTACAGCCCCGGCACATGGTTCGTGGACAAGGTCAACAATCTGATTGTTCCTATCTCTGGTGGACTGGTTCGCCCAGATGTCAACCAAGCAGATGCAGCCACTCGCATTCAAACTGGCCTAAACTCTATCTTGAAAAACATCGCTTCTGCCAACGATGGTGGCCGCGTTGCTGTGCAGGAACAAGAGTGGGTTCGTGACAATGCCAAGGGCATCTCTAACCCAACGGCGTTCTTCCAAAACAAAGAACTTGCAGCCAAGGGCTTTGCGAGCACCGAAGCAATGTTGCGTAACGCACGTCAGCAGGTATTGACGCAACTTGGTTACGAGAAGAATGACTATGCAATGCGCACACCAAACACAGGTACGCAGAACGATCCGTTTGTGATTCCCGCAGATAAAGACAGCCAACGCGTGATGTTTACCTTCCTTGGTAGTACTATTGGCAAGTTGCAGGATCCAAATGCGTTGGTGTATTTGAAGATGCCTAACAACACTATTCAACAGTTCAATCCTACTCAATTGCGTGGCCTGATAGGAAACCAATAATGCCAACCTTGATGAATTCCCGTGGTGAGATGGTTGACCTGACAACTGGAGAAGTTGTCGGTCGTGCTGAGGGCGTTCCTACTACAACCGCCGACCCCCGTGCCGGTGGCCCGAATGCGCCAGATATACAAACACAAGGCGGTGACCGTGTCAGCGGCCTGCTAAACAATCTCTCATGGGGCTTCAATTCAGCCCTTTTTGCTATTCCTGATGCTGCCCAGCGCATGATTGGCAAAGGCATGGGGATGGATGAGAAAGACGTATTTCAATTCACCCGACTTTTCAACAAGGGCGTACAAGCCCCAAGGAATGTTGAAGAGCGTTATGCCCGAGCCATTGGCGAAGGTGTTGGTGGAACGATGCCCTTCACTGGCATTCTTGCCTATGCAGGGGCTACTAGACCGCTTGTCTCTGCGGCAAAGCCCGCGACAGGTATATTGAAAGGAATTGCAGATGATGCTATCAAATATGTTCAACAAAGTCCGAGAGCGGCTGCAGCACTGGACATCGCGTTTGGTGCAGGGTACGAAGGACTTCGTCAAACGGTCAAAGAAACAGTAGACGACAGCAATCCCTACAAGAAGATTTATGAAGAGCTGCTCCCCGCAGCGGCGTTCATTGGTCTTCCTGTAGCTGCTGCAAACCTGCCCTCTGTGCGGAGTGTTAAATTTCTTTCTGACAAAGTCAAGGGCGCTTCTAGCGGTCTTGGCGAGATTGAAAAAGAAACATTGCAGGGCCTGCCCGGCATGTACAGACTGCCCATCATCAATGTGCTGCCTACCCTGCTGATGAAGCGTGCTGAAAGTAAGTTGGCACAGGTGTTTGGTCCTATCTCCGAGAGCCCCGAAGCACAGCAAGCATTGAAGCAACTCGAAGCAGCCTTGGCTGATCCTCGCGTTGCAAATGCGGGCTTCTTGTTTGATGCTGCCGAGAAGACAATGTACGCACCTTTGGTGCAACGCAAAGCAGAACTTTTGCAGCAGCTTGGCCCCAAGGAACTTGAGATCACCAAAGAGCGCATCAACAAGAACCAGCAGGCGCTGGACAGCTTGTTTGCAAGCTTCTCTCCCGAGTCACGCAAGCCTATTCAGGAAGCGTTCACCGCGGCCCAAGCAGATCGTCAGCAATTCTTTGAGGGATTGCTCAAAAGCCAAAAGGACCTGACAGACGCGGAAGTGATGTCAATATCCGAGCGCCTCGGGCCACAGGACATCAATCTTTTGAACGATGAGTTGCGTGGTGTGTTGATGGCCCGCATGGAGATGGATGCCAAAGCACGTGGCGATATTCTTCGCCGCATGGGTCTGAAACAAGCAGTGTCGCCAGAAGGTCTGCCAATGCCTACGCGGGAAGAAGGTAAATCCTTGTTCCCTGCGCGTGATATTGAAGAAGCAGCCAAGGAATTGATTGCCAAGTATTCTCCTGAGCGTCCATCAATGAACGTTCAAGTGCCTGAGCCTATTCGTCTGCTTAAAAACTTTGTGCGAACACAAGAAATTGCCCGTGCAAAAATAGAGGCAGATCAGTTGATGAAGTTGACGGATCAGGCGATACTTTCTGATCTCGCTGACATGGGGCGTTCCGAGATAGATCCCGCATTAGTTCAAACCGCTATTAACAGCGCTAGACAATTAGTGGGGGTTGCTACAGAAAAAGTAGCAAAAGGAAAATCAGGCAAAGGGATGTTGGGCATTAGCGATTTAGCTAAGGGCATGAAGCAGCTTCAACTTAATCCTGATGGAACGGCAAATGTTTTTGTTACTCCGGGAACATCCGTGCAAATTAATCCTGCACAATTAAAAATCCGTGCAGCACTTATTGCCGAAAATGAAACAGCGATTGATTTAAATCTGCCAGAAGCGCTTGACTACTTGCAGTCAGCTATGCGTTTCCGCAACCAGTCTGTGATCAATTACAACGGCTCGATGAAGCGCGGCAGCAGCCGCATTCAAGATGCTCAGCGTTACATCGATACAGGCAACGCCATCTACAAGGACATTGAAGGCCTAGTCCTGAACAACGTGCCAAGGATCAAACAGGAATATGACGGCATGAAGATGGTCCTAGAGGACTATGCTGCTGCTTACGAAAAGAACCTGCCCCTCCTGCTCACACAGAAGACCCGCGGCGGCGACGAGTTCCTCTTGCCCAATGAGCGCTTGCTCCAGACTGCGTTTTCTACTGCCGACAACTTAAAACAATTGCAGTTGGCTATCAGCGGCTCTCCACAGGCTAACTCACTTTTGGAACGCGGAGCTATTGATTGGCTTCGTAGCAAAAATGTTGTCAACGCCGACGGCTTAGTCGATCCCAAAAAGATTCGTCAGGTATTAGACAAGAACAAAAACATCGTTGAAGCCCTGCCCGCTAACTTGCAGATGAGACTGCAGGATGAGGTGAAGTTTGCCGACGATTACGTTAAGCGCATGGGCGAAATCGACGCCCGCCGTGTCAATGCCAAGGACCAAGAACTTGATGGATTACTCGCTAAGGCCACACGCCCCGGCGCTGATCCCTCACAAACACTGCAAACGGCCCTGCGTGACCCTGCAACCATGAGCACTCTGGTTCGTGGAATCGAAAAAGATCCAGAGATGATGGCGGCTCTTCGCCGATCTGTGTTTGATGTTGCCACTGGCGGTGCTCAAAAAGGCGGCGCGCTTAAGTCATTCATCGACAACAACGAAGCATCGCTCAAAGTACTGTTCAAAAATACAGCACACTTGGAAGACCTCAAAACACTGGCTGATTTGCAGCGCCGTGTGAATGCGTTTGCTGACGTGACCGGACAGATCCCTGCGTTTGAATCGACAGATCAAGCGATGAAGCGTTTATTTGGCGCGGGTATCCAGTTCCTCACAACCACGGCCCGCGAGGCCGCTGTGGGCCGTATAGCCCCATCCACGGGTGCTTTGGCAGTCATGCTACGTATGGCGGGTGGTCTGGAAAACCAGATTTATCAGCGGATCTTTACAAGAGCATTAGAAGACGCTGAATTTGCCAAGCGAATTACGCATGTGGGTACACCACAAGAAGCGCAAAAGCTGGCAGCTTCACTGGAACAGATTGGTATTCCAAGGTCTGCTTTCTTGCCTGAAAACATCACCCGTGCAGCGGTGCAGACAACTGCGCAAGCAGCTATGGGTGAACAGCCAGAAGACATCGGCAATCTGGGTAAGCTGCCCGTGGTCCCCGGAACAAGCGCCCAGCAGATGCTCAAAGCGATGCCGCCTGCTCCGCCCACCCGTGGAACAAACTTCAACCCTCGCCTGCCTACAACACCGCCGGCAGCGCCCGCAGGTGGAGCAAGCAACATCCAGTTGATGTACCCTTCAATGTTCCCCAACGATCCGATCAGCGGCCTGTTGCAGCAACGCCAAGCCCAGATTCAGGCACCCAGACAATAACGGAGTTACGACATGGAAATGATTGGACGATTGGTTGCCACGATGTTTTTGAGCCGCGAAGTGGCTCATCGTGCGCATTTGGCCGTGACAGGCGCCGGCAGCTTTGCCAAGCACAGCGCCTTAGGCGAGTTTTACCCCGCCATCGGTGATCACGGCGACACCATCACCGAAGCCTACCAAGGCCGCCACGGCATCATTGAGATCCCTTATCTGAAGTACGACGAAGACGATGGCGACATCGTCAAGTGCTTAGAAAAGTACATGGACGACATTGAGAAGCTGCGCTACAACGCAGTGGACAAATCGGACACAACCATTCAAAATCTCATCGACGATGCCTTGGCCACATACCTCAGTACTTTGTACAAGCTGCGTCATTTACGCTAACTTTAAAAGGAAATATCATGATGGACTCCAAATTGAAAATGGTTATGAAAGACGGCAAGAAAGTTCCTGCTTTCGCTGCTGACGGTAAAGGCAAGATGGCTAAAGGCGGCATGGCTAAAAAAGCCCCTGCAAAAAAGATGAACATGGGCGGCTACGCTAAAGGCGGCATGTCTAAAAAAGCTAAAGGCTAATATGAAAGCAGCGTCCTCTAAAAGTAAGGTGAACGCTGCCGGAAATTACACCAAGCCCACTCTTCGTAAGAAGATCGTGGCACAGGTAAAAGCCGCAGCAACGCATGGCACTGGCGCAGGCGAATGGTCCGCCCGCAAAGCACAGCTTGTCGCTAAGAAATATAAAGCGGCTGGCGGGGGTTACAAAGATTGAAAGCCCCTCAAAAATCACTGAAGGATTGGGGCGACCAGAAGTGGCGCACCAAGAGCGGTAAGCCCTCTAGTAAAACAGGGGAGCGGTACCTTCCTGAAGCTGCCATTAAAAGCCTTACTCCTGCTGAGTACGCCGCGACAACTCGTGCAAAACGGGCAGGGAAAAAGGCAGGGAAACAGTTTGTAGCACAGCCTAAAACAATCGCAAAAAAGACGGCAGGTTTTAGATAATTTAATTGACAACATGCGCGCAGCGCGGTCAAAATGAAGATGCAGTTGTCTAGGGTTCTCCTCTCCTCCCCTTGACAATCTTTAAGCCCCGAGGCTCACGCTTCGGGGCTATTTTTTAGGTGCTGCTCAACCCTGCGCATCCACATGTCCTTGTAGTTGTCAAACTCACGGCCACACGTCACAAACTCCTGTGTCTCACCGTTCTGCGCAACCATCATGATCACGCCCTGCTCGATCTTGGTTCCATGCGATACATCATGGGCCAAGGCATACGCCGCAAGCTGCACAAAGTAGTCTTCAATCCACTTGCGCTGCTTCATCTTGTTGGTCTGCTTGAAGTCAATGATTGCAGAGTGATCTTTGTACACACCGATGCAGTCTGATGTGCCGGCATACTTCTCTGGGTAGTACAGAGGAATCTCTGTGCCCCACACTTCGTTCACGTCGGGGAAGAATGTCTCAACAAGCTTGTAGCCCATCCAATAACCCTTGACCGCGAGCCACGAGCGTGGTGTCTCCAAAGGTCTGTTCAGCAGCAGGCGTTCCACAACACTGTGCATGTGCGTGCCCACCGTTGCAGCGTCGTTTTTAATCCTGTCCGCTTCTTCCTGACCAATCCTCGCGGCCCACGCATCGAGGTGTGATTTGTCCTTCGTGCCCGACAAAATGGTTGTCACGCTTGGCACGGCAGGCTGCCCGTCGAGCGTGTAGGTGCGCCCTTGTTCAGAGTCAATGCGTACCAGTTTAGGATATACATATTTTTTGCGGATAGGTATGAGCTGCATCATTTGATCCATTCTTTAATTTCTTCGCCAAGCACAGCGCTTGCGATATTGATCTTGTTGCGTAGCGCCTTGACGATGTGTTCGTCCACTGTGTTGGGCGATACAAAATCGATGTATGTCACCTTGTCTGTCTGCCCGATACGGTGAGCCCTGTCCTCTGACTGCAAGCGCTTTTCCAAGTCAAAGCTGTTGCTGTAGTAAATCACAGTCTTGGCTTCTGTCAAGGTAATGCCGTAGCCGCCAGTGCTTGGATTGCCAACAAAGAAACGCAGATCGCTGTTGGGGTCTTGGAACTTCGTCACGATGTCTTGGCGCTCCTCGGCTTCTGTGTCGCCGTAGTACGTTGCAACAGAAGTCATGCCGTGTTCTTTTTGAATGGCAAGCCGGATGTTTTCAATGTCACGCCGGTAGTTTGCCCAGATGATCACCTTGCCGCTGCACTCTTCAAGAGTAGCAATCAGTTCGCTCACACGGTTGCTTGGAATGTCAATCTGCTGACCATCATCAAGCTTCACGTGGCCACAGCAAATCTGATGCAGCCGCATGATCTGCGTCAGCGCATTGTTGGTAGACATCAAGTTGCCCTCAACCATAGCAAGCGCCATCAATTTCATCTGGTTGTAGTACGTTGTCTGCTCCTTGGTCAGCTCGATCTCACGGCGAATGAACACCTTGTCAGGCAGGTCCAAGCATTCGTCCTTGGTCACGCGAAACGAGAAGCCATTGAGCTTTTGCTGCAGCTCATCCAAGTGGCGATAACCAACGATCTGCTTGAACGTGTGCGTGGGCATCTTGCGCTCAACCAAAATGGCGTAGCGCGCTTGGAACGCGTAGTAGCTGTAGCTATTCAAGCACTCCGGCCCAAGGAACTCGCACTGGCTAAACAGATCCAGAGGGGACTTGGTGACGGGGGAGCCCGTGGCAATCCTCCTGTACCGCGCCTC